GGTTTAATGTCTATCCGCAAAAGCAAATGATGTCGCGACACCGACAAAACGACAGGTTTGCGCGGTGCAGCTTGTCGCTTTGGGCTTTGACATGTCGCATAAAGCAAATTGCGACATGGGACGAACTGCCACACATGGTTGGTCTGCTGCGGTGATCAAGGCTTATGCCGAGAGCATCGGGGCGACTGTGCGCACGGCTCAAAGGCACGCGGCGCAAAACACCGACGACTTCAAGCGGTTCACCCGTGGCGTTGTCGGTGATAAAGTAGCCCAATCACCTGCATCACCAGTCTGCATTTCCGTCGATGCTGACATGGCCGCTCTTGGCCCGCCAGCCGCGCCGCCTGAAGTCAGCATCGACGACGAAAACCTTTCCGAGACAGGTCGCATGCTCAAAGCCGCCTGGACCATGTGGCGCGAGCACTACCGGCAATGGAACGCCTGCCGCGGCGGCTACAAAGACCGCATGGGAGCCACTGTGCCGGCTGATCACCCCATGATGCTTATGCACGCCAAGATCCTCATCGATCTGCGCAAAGCCTACAACGATGCTTTTGCCAAGCACCAGGCATGGCAAATCGACGCCCGCCGGCTCATTCCGGTGAATGAATTTCACGCTTTCCGCTCCGAGTTCTTGCTACCGGTGACCTCGCTCATGCGCAATGCCCCGCCGGAACTTGCCCCGCTGGTCAATCCTGGCAACCAACAGCAGGCCATCGCCGGCACGCAGCAATGGCTTACCCAGCGATTCATGCCCGCCGTCGAGCGCATGCTAGAGGGACTTGCCGGGCTTGCGCCCTCGCTCAAAGCCGCATGAGTCTGATAGCCGATATCGTGCGCGGTGATTTCCAGTTCACCACCGATCCGCCCGTTGTCGAGTGGGCAGAGTCAAATCTCGTGCTCCCCGCCGCGATGGCACCGGCCTCGCCTGGACCGTTCAGCACCGAGCGACGGCCTTACATGCGCGAGATTCTCGCGTGCGGACATCCGCAGAGCGGGGTGCGATCACTCACCGTTACCGGCGGATCACAAACAGGCAAAACGACCTGCTGCATCCTCATCCTCGCCTACCGCATCCCGCATGCGCCTGGGCCCACGTTGATCCTCGGCAATTCCGAAGACTGGCTCCGCGTCGAAATCAGCGACAAACGTCTCGCCGCGCTCATCGAGGCAAACCACTGCCTGCGCATCCACAAGCCCTTCGATGCGCACAACTTCCGCAAGCTCGCCATGCAGATGAGCGGCGGCTTCATCGTGTTTGAAGGCATCAATTCGGACACGTCCACTTCCGGCAGCACGCAGCGCATCGTCTATATCTGCGAGGCCGCCAAGATCATTCATCATGAGCGTGATCAGGCTCCAGAGGCGCACCCAATCAAGCTTGCGTTTGAGCGCACCAAGGAATTCCGCGGCCTTGAGCTGCAGATGATGGACTTCACTCCGAACACGCCGAATCACCTCGCCTGGCTCACCTACCTTCGCGGCACGCAGACGCATTTCCACGTCCCCTGCCCTCACTGCGGCCACTTCTTCCCTTTCGAGTTCGAGATTCGCAAAGGCGGCGAAACAGTGCCCGAAGATGAGATGGAAGCCACCCTTGAGGAAGAACAAGAACGCGCCGTATCGGATCATTACCGCTCACTCATCTGGAGCCCTGATGCCCGGCGGGCTGATGGGTCATGGGATATCTCTCGTGTGCGTGAAAGCATCCGCTACATTTGCCCGAAAAATGGCTGCGAGATCACCGATGATCACAAGCCCGCCATGCTTGCCAAGTTGCAGGCCGTGCATCACAATCCGAATGCACTACTCAGCGATCGCAGCTTCCGCATCCCATCCTTTTACGCGCCAAAAGTAAGCTTTGGAGATATGGCCAAAGAGTTCCTCGAAAAAGGCGATTTGATCACCACCGGCCTGCAGAACTTCTACAACTCCTGGCTTGCTCTCCCATGGTCGATCTATGCGTTCAAGATTGGCGATAAACACGTGCAAAAATGCATCGCGGGAGCTGAGGGTAGCGGCACCGAGCGCTACGCCCGCGGCGTCATCCCATCGCGCCCCATCCACCTCGGCCTCTACGCCGACCCTGGCGAACGCGCCACGGATTGGGCCGTGTGGGCACTCATGCCAAACGGCGATCTCATGGCGATTCAGTGGGGCCGCCTCGCCAGTGAAAAAGCCCTGCTCGATCCTGAGTTCCTCCGTTCCCTTCGTTTTCCGCTGGCCGGCACCATGGAGACGATGGTGCCCATTTCTGGCATTGTTGATAGCGGCTGGAATACCGAAGAGATCTACGACATCTGCCAGGCCTCACGCGGTTTCCTGTGGCCTTCGAAAGGCGATCCCACTGCGAGACGCGGATGGAATGTCACCCGCGCTGCCAGCAGAAACCGTGATGCATTGGAACTCTATACGTATTCCGACACTGAGCTCAAAGACGAGCTTTATGGCCGCCGCATTCAGCGCCGCCGCGGCCCGCGCATCATTTTCCCCACCGATGCCGACTCGCATCTTTTGACTGGCTTCACCAATCAAACCAAAGACCGCCAGACTGGCCGATGGAAGGAAATCACCAATGATCACCAAGGTGACTGCGGCAAGCTCGCCATGCTTCATTCGCAGATTCTTCGAGCCGGTGGGCTGGTGAAGTTTTAGCAAACAAACAGCTCACCGATTGAGCATCAGCTGAGTTCGGCGCAGCGCACGTTCGCCTCGGTTTTTGACATCAGCGGGCCGTCATGCCCGCCGTTGATATTTCCGATCTGGTTTCAGACTATCGTTTCCATGCGCGGATGCTGCATGGTAGCGATCTCACCGCGCAGAAAAAATGGCTCATCGCTCAGTATTTCATCCTCGCTGAAGATCGCACTGGTGCAGAGATTACCACCACGGCGTTTGAGGGATCATCGCACACCGCACAGTTTCGAGATTCCAGTCCTGAGCAGCGACGCCTAGCTCTCCAGCGTGCCATCGAGGAAACCGAAAGCGAGATCGCCGGTGAAATCACCAAATCGCTTTCACGTCCCTTCGGCATTCGTTTCGCCTCCGGCTACTCACCCTCAGAAGTTCTTGATTCATGAAGCGCTCCCGTTCGAAATCAGCCACCTCCATTGCCCCAGCCGCGCCCATCGTGAATGCACTGCCGGCATCCTCCGGCAGTTACCGTGCCATGCCCACGTGGCAACCGTGGAGCAATAAACAACTCGAGCGCATTCAGAAGAGCCGCGATATCGTGCAGATCAGCCGATACCTGCAAAGCGAAAATGGCATTCCCCAAGTGCGTTACGCCTGCCGCCAACTCCCACGCGAGGCCGTTGGTAAAGGCATCGGTGCCAAAAGCATCAGCACCAATGCCGACTTCATGCGCGATGCCACTGCCCTTTTCGCCAAATGGGCTGATTCACCCGCCGTCGATCTGCGGAAAGAGCAGACCTTTTATCAGCTGCAGTCGGGTTGGCTCTCCGCCATGCTCGGCGATGGCGAGGCTTTGATCCTGCCAGTTTTTGAGCCCATGGGAATCACCTGGAGTCTCAATGACAAATCCAAACGCGCTTTCCAGCTGCAAAGCCTCACGCGTGATCAGCTCACCGATGGGGATGTCAAAGACACCCTTGCCGAGCGATGCTACCAAGGCCTCTTCTACAATGGCCTCGATCAGCTGGTCAAAATCCGCCTCAATCAAGACAGTGGAAACAGCCTTAGCTCCAGCAAGTGGACCGATATCTCTGCCGTCAACGCCATGGGGCATCGCAATGTTTTTCACCTGAAAGACCCTAGCCGCATCAATCAGTATCATGGCGATCCGGCCATCTTCGCCAGTGGCAAAGACCTGCTCGATGTTCTCGATCTCAAAGCCCTGCGCAAGCACAGCGCCAAAGTCCGTGCCGCACTATTAGGAGCCACCACCACCAAAGATGGTAAAGTTCTCAATGCCATGCAGCAGGTGCTCACCGCTGAGCAGGCCGGCAATCCCGCCACCGATACAGGTCGCCGCTTTGTTGAGATCGGCGAGGGCGCCATCTTCATTCCGCTGTCCAGCGATGAGGAGTTCAATTTCTTCACCAATCCCACGGAAGGAGTGCCGTTTAAACAGATCATCGAAGATCTGTTACATCCCTTCATCTTCGAGTTTGGTTACCCGCCAGAGTGGATCTTCATGCGTGGCAAAGTCGGCGGCACGGAGTATCGCGGACTGCTAGAGCAGGTCAAACGTGCCCATGAAGGCCTCCGCGCCAAGCTCTACCCGCTCATTCAATGGGTCTGGGAAAAAGTCATCGGCACCGCCATGATGCCTGGTGGAGCACTCAGTGGTTACGCCACCGTGGAGGATTGGAACGTCATTGATTTCGTTACTGATCCCGATCCGTCTGCCGATGCAGGCCGGGATCACAAAGCGCAAATGGAGCGCCTCGGGGAAAACCTCATCACCCCTGACGATCTCGTGGAGCTCCTCACCGGCAATGATGGCCGCCGCACCCGCGAGGCCGCTGTCATGCAAAAGCTCGAGCTCATTGAGTTCGCCATTGAAGCTGCCAAAGAACGTGGCATCCCCGCCAGCATTGCCACCGTCATCGCCCTCGGCCAGCGCACCTCGCAGATGAGCAATTCCATGCTCACCACCCTTTCCCCTCAGAGTCTTGCCAGTGATCTCGCTGAAATGGATCAAGTCGAAGATCCAGCTGAAGATATCTCCGAAGCAGAAGACGACTCCATTGTATGAATTGACACCCAGCGGGGAACATGTCCCGCAAATCTTGGTATCACATCAAAAACGCCGCCGATGCGCCCACCGCTGAAATCTCCATCCACGATGAAATTGGATTCTGGGGAGTCACCGCCAAAGACTTTCTCGATGAGCTCAAAAGCATTCCAGCCAATCGTCCGATCGCACTCAGTTTGCATTCACCCGGTGGTGAAGTTTTCGACGGTCTTGCCATTTACCATGCGCTAAAGGCCCGCGGCAATGTGAACGTCCGCATTGAAGGCCTTGCCGCCTCCATGGCCTCCGTCATCGCGATGGCCGGCACGCGCATCGAGATGCCGCGCAATGCCTACCTCATGATTCACAATCCCAGTGGGGTCGCCATGGGAGATGCAGCGGACATGCGCCAGCTTGCCGATTTGCTCGATAAGCTCAAAGGCTCGCTCATTGCTGCTTACCGTGACCGCACGAAAAAGAGCGATGAAGACCTCACCGCCATGATGGATGCCGAGACGTGGCTCACCGGTGAAGAAGCTGTTGCACAAGGTTTTGCCGATGAGCTCACCGATGCCGTCGCTCTCAGCGCCAGCGCTTTCAAATCCAGCCGCCTCACGGCGCATCTCACACATCGGCCTGCTGCATTGTTTGACACTCCAGCGTCATCCACGGCGCATGCCGATTCACCTCCTTACCTCAATCCAGCACAAATGAAAGCCCTCCTCGCCCTCGCCAAAAAGATCGGCATCGCCTTTGCCGATAACGCCTCCGAAGATGAAATCTGCAATGCCATCGAAGCATGGCAGCCACCTGCCAAAAACGTTGTCATCGATTTTGAAGATGCCGATGTAAAAGCCGCCTTTGCCGCACGCATCACCGATGCCACCGCTGCGGAGAAAGCCAAGATCATCGCACTTGAAGGTGAACTTGCGAACATCAAAGCACTCATCACCCATGGCGCAGCCGCTGCTGCAGGCGGTGCCGCTGCTGTGGCTCATGCCAAGCCCAAAGAGCAGATGACCATCGCGGAACAATACGCCGTGATCACAGATGCTGCTGAGCGCACCCGCTTCTTCAACAAGCATCGCGAGGAACTCCGCAAGCCATCCAATTTTTTCGCTGCCGCCGCCTGATTTGACACTTCTTCACCCACGTCACCTCTCACACCTCACTCCTTAAAATCTCATGGTTACTTTCAACGACACCCTCTTCGGCCAAACCGTTTTCCAGCAATTGACGGAAATCTTGATGCCGCTCAATATTTTCTCCACCGATCTCAGCAATGAAGTCGCCGCACCTGGTAGTGCTGTGGTTGTGCCTCTCTTTGGTAATGTCACCACCACCAGTTTCGTTCAAGGCGCCACGGCTTATGAGCAAACCGGCGGCACCATCAGCGCCATCACCGTCACGATGGATAAGCGCTACATCACCCCTGTGGATCTCACCCCTCGCCAGATCGCCGATAGCTCCAATGCTCGCCGCATCGAGCAGTTTGGCAGTCAGCTCGCTCAGGCTACTGCTCAGCGCCTCCTGCAGGATGTGTTCAGCGTGCTCACCACCACAAACTTTGGCAATGCTGTCCTCACCACCGCCTCCGCCAACTACAACCGGAACAGCCTCATCGAAGCTCGCCGTCAGCTCGTTGCTGCTGGTGTTCGTGGAACAAAGTCCTTTGTGGGTAACCTCAGTGTCGAGGCTGGCCTGCTCTCCGATACGAACCTCGTTCTGGCCCTGAACCGTGGCGATACCAATGCCATCCGTGAAGGTCAGCTGGGTCGCCTCTTCGGCATGGATGTGTATGGCACGGATATCCTGCCTACAAATTCCATCTCCCTCATCGGCTTCTGCGCCGGTCAGGAAGCGGTCGCCGTTGCCATGCGGAATCTGGGTAACTACCTGCCACAGGAAGAATACTCGGCTTTCGAGCAGTTCACGGATGCAGACAGCGGCATCTCGATGCTCTACACCCGCCATTGGAATCGCGCTTCCGGCACGTGGTTCATCAATACCCACATTCTGTTTGGTTATTCAGCAGCTGTCACCAATGCGCTGAAGGTTTTCACCACACCCACGACCTGATCCGTCATCCCCTCCCGCCCGTCGCGATTGGTGCTCGCGCCGGGCGGTTCACCTCTTGGGAGTAATCCCGCCCGCGTTCGGAGCACCACCGGCGCGGGTTTTTTTATGCCTATGAAAATCAGCCTCGCCATCATCGCCGGAAATGTGGAGCACTGGATGCCGCGCTTTCTGGATTCTTTTCAGCCTCTCTTTGATGAAATCATTGTCGTGCGTGCCATCGGTGCGCAGCAGCCGGATCTCACACGTGAGATCGCCCTCGATCGCGGATGCATTTTTGCGGAGTATCACAACAAACCGGAGCACGCCGATTGGCCTCACGTCGATGACTTCGCCGCCGCGCGGAATCTCGCGTTTAAGCTCGCCACCGGCGATTACATCGCCTGGGCAGATACCGATGATGTCTATGGCGGCACGTTGGAGCAATGGCAGGCCCTCCGCAAACGCATTGCCGCCGAGCGGCCCGATGTCGTCACCCTGCCCTACGTCGTGCCTGAGGATCAGCTGCGCGTCCTGCGTGAGCGCATCCTGCGGCGCGATGCTGGCAAATGGATCTCACCCATCCATGAGAGCTTCAAAGTGAACATGGAAAAGCCCCGCGTCATCGTGCAGGAGGCCCCTGAATGGCACCACGCCACCCACAAAGACCGCACGCCAAACAATGAGCGCAATCTGCGCATCCTCGAAAACATTCCGCCCGCCGAGCGCACGCTTTCTCACCTCTTTCATTTGTGGCAAAGCATGCGCTTTGTGGGCCGCATTGAGGAAGGCGTGCAGATTGCCCAGCAAGCTTTAAAGCATCCTGACATCGGCCCTGAAGAAGGGTATGAGCTCATGATCAATATCGCCCAGGTGGCAACGAATCCGAAGGCGCAGGAGCAATACCTCCTCCAGGCCCTCAATGCCGTGCCGTATCGGCGTGAGGCCTTTGGAGAAATGGTGAATTGCAAACTCCGTCTTGCGGATCCACGCGCCGCTCTGGCCTATGCTGAAGCCATGCACGGCCTCAGTGAGCCGCCGGAATACATCTGGAATCGCCGCGGGAAATACTACGGCTGGCTCGGCATCCATCTGCACGGCATGGCACTCCGTGCCAATAGCCGATTTGCGGAGGCCGATGTGCGTGAGGTCAATCATCTTAAAGCGCAAGCACAGCCTGTCATCAGCCTCCTGCATGCCACTCGTGGCCGGCCAAAACTCGCCGCCGATGCCCGCCGTCAATGGCTGAATCGTGCCAAGCATCCCGATCGCGTCGAACATCTTTTTGTCATGGATTTTGATGATGAGCAAAGCGTGCCCCTCTGCGTCTATCGTCACATCATCCAAACAAACAAAGACGGAGCCAGTGTCGGCGCATGGAATCTTGCAGCCGCTGCCTGCTGCGGGCAGATCCTCATCCAGATCAATGACGATTTCAATCCACCCATGCATTGGGATGCACTCATTGAGGAAGCCTTTGCGCAAACACCGGATCGGCAAAAACCTGCCGTCCTGCGCGTGTCTGATGGTCATCGCCAAGATGAACAGCTTTGCATCGCCATCATGAACCGTGCTCGATATGAGCAGCAGGGCTATTTTCTTCACCCACGGTTTAAAAGTGTGTTTTCGGACGATTATTATTCATGGGCCGCGTATCGCGATGGTATTGTCATCGATGCCACGCACATCGTCATCGAGCATGATCACCCCTTCTTTAAAGGTGGAGCCGGATGGGATGAAACCTATGCCACGCACAACAGCCGCCAGCGCTACATCGAGGGAGAAGCCATTTTCAAAGAATTAACTGCGACAGCTGCACCAAGCTATGAGCCTACCCACACCTGAGACGGATGCGGTTGCCTCACTGGAGGCCAAAGTGCAAGCCATGCACACGGCCATCCAAGAAGCTCATCAATGCTTGGAAAAATTGCGTTCGTTTTACACAAGCATTCAGCACCTCCCTCCTCACTCACTGGCGGATGCCCTCGCCACACTTCAACCCTTCATTCATTCACCATGAAACCGCCACCCCTCCTTTCCATCCTGACTCCCGCATGCTGGGAACGTGTCACACAATGCCAAGAGCTGGTGCAGCACATCGCCGCACAGATCACGAATCCAGCCAGTGTGGAGCACCTCGTGCTCTACGACAACCGCCACCGCAGCGTGGGCCTGAAACGCCAAGCCTTACTCAACAGCGCACGCGGCCAATACATCGCCTTCGTCGATGATGACGATACGGTTTCCGCCGATTACGTGCCCAGCCTCTTGCAGGCCATCCGTGAATCTCCACAGGCCCATGTCATCACCTTTGAGCAGGATGCCCTATACAATGGAAAAGCCTTCAAGGTCATCTTCCAGCACGGCGCACGGGATGAAAACCTCATCCTCGATGATCCAAGTTGGCAAAAACTCACGCGTGGCCCTTGGCACGTCTGTGCCTGGCGGCGTGAACGCATCGCGCATTGTCAGTTCCTCGATTGCAATTACGGCGAAGATGCCGCCTGGGTCAAGCAAGCCCGTCTCCACGTCACTCAGGATCATCACATCCCACGTGTGCTCCACACCTATCGCCATGATGCCCGTCACACCTTAGCACCGGAGGCTGCACCTTTGACATCTGCCACCTTTTGATAACGGTTTCTTCTGCCGTTGTTTGGTTGCTTAACCCGCCGCGCTTTTATGGTTGAGAGCGCGGCGGGTTTTGTTTTGACTTCTACCCCACTGCATGACCGCCGCCGCCCTTCGATCTGCGCATGAGCGCCACCAGCAGGCTCTCAGCACCGCTTACCCGCAGACCATCACTCTCAGCGGTAAAACATATGACGTTGCTGCCATTGAGCGCACCACTCAGATTGAAGATGCTAAAGGCGGCTTCCGCATGGGCCGTATGTTACTGATCACCGTGCCCAGCACCGACCTCGCGGAATCCGTTCTCTTTGATGCCACCACCGGCATCCTCAAGCGCCTCAATCTCACCCTGCGTGGTCGCAGCTTTCGGATCAAACGTGCCACGCTCGACAGCCACCGCGTTCTCTGGACCATTGAGGCCATGGAAGCGGTCAGTTAATGCCTGCCGCTTTTGACATGCCATGCGGGACATGGCTACCAATCGCATCGATGGCAATCTCCAAGTCTCCGGCAATCTCCAAGTCGATGGGCAGTTGCTGCCCGCGCAAAGCCGCTCTTTTTTGGCCCAGGATAATTTTGCCATCTACGGCATTCCCTTTTCCGATCTGCGCATCTGGGATGCTTTTCAAACGCCCATCACCACCGCAGCCAGCGATGATTTAGGCCTCAGCACTGGTGGCACCTATGGCACCCATGCCCCATACATTTCCGCTGGCGATTTGAAAAACGCAGGTGCCACCACCCGGCGTGCTCGTTTCCTTTTCACTTTGCCGCCGGAATATGTCGCCGCGGAAAGCGTGCGTCTCTCCGCCATTGCCGGCATGATCACCAGCGTGGCCTCCACCAGCTGCACCATTGATTTTGAGGCTTATGAAGTCAGCAATGATGGCAATGTCACCGGCTCGGATCTCGTCACCACGGCTGCTGTGACCATGAATAGCCTCACCTTCTCGGAAAAAGCCTTTGATCTCACGGCCACCGGTCTGCTGGCAGGTGACACTCTCGATATACGAGTCAGCATTGTCTGCACGGATAGCGCCACCGCCACCGCTGTCATCCCCGCCATCGCGGCTTTGCGCATGCAGCTCGATATCAAAGGCTGACCCTTCACCCTTGCCATGACACCCACCGTCCGCATCCACACGGCGGGTCTAAAAGCCGCATTCAAACAGTTCAGCGCCGTCGATCAAAAAGCCATCCTCGATAAAACCGTGCGCACGGATGCCATGGGCTTTGTGCGGGATATCATCGGCATCACGCCACCGGGCCATCAGGGGAAACTGCTGCAAAGCGGCAGTAAAGGTGAACCAGCGGTGGCTGCAGGTGAAGCCGCCATCAAGCGTGACCTCAAAAAAATGGCCGTGCCCATGACCGATGCCATCATGCAGCGTGCCGCTCGGCGCATGAGGCATGAGGAAAACGTGCTGCTATGGGTTGAGGGGGATGGCACTCTCGTCGGCGTGCAACGGCCTTTTTTTATGCCACAGGCCACACTGGATACTTTGCAAACCCTGCACCAGTCACGCTTCCTGCGTGGCCGCATGCGTGGCCGTGAAATCAAACGCATCCGCCAAGGAAAATGGGACATCTGGCAGGCACCCGTCGTGCCGCAATCGGTGTATCAAGCTTTTCTGCGTCAGCAGCTGGCCAAAGTCGGAAAACTCGCCGGTGGCTGGGCCGCTGCGGCTCAAGCACTCAAAGTGCGCGTGCCAAAAGTCGCCAAACGCCACGCCGCAGGCACCTACATGCCGATTGAAGGCCCCGCCTCATTACGGCTCCGCCTTACCAATACCCGTGCCTACGCCACGAATGCCGATGTCGAGCGCCGTGCCCGCTGGGTGCTCGATTCGGACAAACGCGCCAAACGCCTTGGCCACCGCATCAAAGAAGAAATCCGCGCCAAACTTAGAGCCCAGCTCGCTCGCACCTGATCCACTGCCATGCCAAACACCGATCACACTCCCCTCAATCTCAAACTCGAGACTGCGCTTGCCACTTACATCGAGAGCATCCTCGCTTCTGCCAGTCTCACCGGCCTGCAAGTGCTCACCTCCCACACGGAGACGGAAGCCCTCGAATCTCCGCGCTGTGTCATCGCTTGTGATGCCATGTCTGCCGTCAATCCCGATCTGCCTGGTGTCATGGATTGCACGGTGGAGATCGAGTATCTCACCCAGCACACCACCACCACCCTCGCCAATCACAAACTCAATGCTGGCCGGCTCATGTCCTGGCTGGCGGATATCAGCGTGGTCAAAGCCGCCCTCACCGCCACGGATGCTTTGCACTGTTACTGGTATCAATTCATGAGCCAACGCTTCGAAAAGGAAACGGAGGATGGCACCTTTTGCACCCGCCTTACTTTCCTCATCCGTGCCCAAGGCCGCGCCATTTGACACCGCTGCACCCACAACTTCACCCCTCTCCCTTTTCCATGGCCGCCACCTTTCTCGGAACCGATGCAGTGCAAGGCTTGACCGCTCAAACCGGCATGATCCTGCAAAACCAAGACGCCAGCTTCAGCACGGAACGCCGTTTTGTGGTGGACTCTCAAGGAGAAAAAGTCGGCCTCTGCCTTTGGGGGGATGAACTCAATGTCACGCTCGAGGCACTCGTGCCTGCTGCCACTCCGTTCACCACACGTCTCGCGGTGAAAGTCTCGCTCGCGAATACTCCCACGGATTTCTACCGTGCCGCTGCCTCCAGTGGCTTTGGTGATACCGTCCTCGTCGGTGCCCGCCAGCGTGGTGCCAATGCGGATTTCCACACCTTCAGTCTCGAGTTCGTCGCCTCACCTTTCATGGATAGCGATGCCTAATGACTGAGGCAGGCCCTAGCCTGCGCACCCTTCCTAGATATGCCCCAATCTGAACGATTCATTAGTGCCGCGCGTCCGCATTCCATCACGGACACGCGGCTTTTTGCTGCCCTCACCGCTCTCGGCATTCAGCCCGTCGAATGGCCTACCATCTACGCCGGAGAAACACCGGATGGCAAACCTCGTCAGACTTGGTTCATGGCTCCCACCAGTCTCTGCGGTCAATACCAAACCGCCGAAATGATCGCCGCCTGGCATTCCAAAACATGGATGGATGGCCACCCCGAACACCCACTGGCCTACATCAAAGCGGCCTTTGAAAACATGAGCGTGGCCGTGGATCACTGCAAAGACAGCCAACATCACATGCACGTCATTCGTGGCCGTGGTGGAAAAATCGGCCTACTCGGCCCCAATGATCCCCGCGCCATTCGCGAAAGCATCCTCAAAACTCTCAAACGCTGATGCCCTCTATCTCTCAACTCATCGCCGATCAAAAACGCATGACCGATGCGGAAATGACCGATCTCCTTGCCCGTGGTTTTAAAATGGAAGTCGTGCAGTTTTTGCAGGCTCGTGGATTTCGTGAGGCCGGTGAAATGCGTCACGCGGATCACACCACTTCCCACAGCTTTGTGCGGCAAACGCATTACCCGCACCTGCACATTGTCCTCGATCCTCCAGATGACCTCGATGATTTGCTCACTGCCATTTACGAGATCGGCTGGAATGATGGCGGCGATCGCATTGCCACGCTGCATCATCGCTTTGTGGAAGCCGTCCAGCGCCCTCGCCGTCCCTCGGAAACCGAGCGCAGCATCGAGCAGCGGCTGCAAGCCCTCGAATCTCAATGCCTCTCATGCCAGAAGTCTTGACCTATTCTCGAAACTTCTTCCTGCAACAACTCGCTTGATGCCCACACCCGCCATGCGCCCTCTCTCCGCTGCCAGCTATGCCCTGCTGCTCCGCTTAAACTGCCCCATGATCACTGCCCCTGCAGCGGATCAGGCCCAGCAGCTGCACGCAGCTACCTTGTGGCACTACCTCCACACCGCAGAAATCGCTGCCATTGAAAACGCCAGTGATGACGAAATCCTCGCGGCAGCCAAACGGCATGCTTATAGCCTCGATCTTGCGGCCTATCCTGGCATTTTTAAAAGCATGACGCGGGACATCGAGCGCATGAAGGCCGCCTTCGTCGAAGCGGAACCTCCCGCCGGAGCCACCTCCCCTTTGGCCTAGACGATAGCGATGAGCCAGACGTCGCTATCGCTCTCATCTGGCAGGCCGTGAGGTGTGGGCATGATCCACGCCAGGTCGGCTGGCATTGGCCGCTGTGGCAGCTGTTAGGATTCATCCATGCCGAGCTCCGCCGCCAAGGCCTGCGCACCTACAAAACGTCGTCCTGGCAAATGATCGCCACGGATGCACCTGTGCCCGCGGTGGATTTAGATGATCCATGGGCCGGTGTGGACCTTTGACATCCACCGCCACACGATATGTCCGCCGTCGTTGTCGAAATTGGAGCTGATGCCAGGTCTTTTCAAAAAGCCGTGGATGGTTTGCCACAAATGGTTAAAGGAGCCGCATCGGGTCTGACTGCTGCCGTTGCAGGTATTGGACTGACAGCCCTGATTAAACAAGCGACACAGACAGTAACGGAGTTTGATCGCATGAAGCGAGGCATGACGACCTTGGAAGGCAGCGCGGAAAAGGCATCGGACCGCATCAATGAATTGAGTGAAGCATCCAGACTGCCAGGCGTCGATTTCAAACAAGCCGTTCAGGCAGATATCAAATTGCGATCTGTGGGAGTAACCGCAGAAATGAGCAAATCTGCCATCATTGAATTTGGTAATGCACTATCGCTGGCTGGTGGCACCTCATCCGATCTCGACGGCGTAATCTTGGCCCTGACGCAAATCATCAGCAAAGGCAAGGTCAGCGCTGAGGAGATTAACCAAATTGCCGAGCGTGTGCCGCAAGTGCGCAGCGTGATGAAAAACATGTTTGGCACATCGGACACTGATGCGCTGCAAAAGATGAATATCAGCGCCGAGCAGTTCGTCAATACCCTCATTCAAGGATTCAGTCAGTTAACACGCGCTTCTGCTGGACTTGACGAATCGCTGGCTGATATTGGCACAGCAGTGGATGAGGCCACAGTGGCGTTAGCCAGTGGATTTGTTGGCGAAGGTGTTTCGGGACTTGGTAACATGGCAAACATGCTTCGCGAAAACATCGATCTTTTTCGTGAGCTTGGCGGTGCAATTGGAGGCGTTACAAAGATTGGTTTTAACACGTTCAAAGTCATCAATGATACCTTGGCAAACACCACGGCTGCGATTGGATTAATGATCACCGATGGCAAAAGTATCGGTGAAGCATTCAAGGCTATTAGTGATTTGAGCGGCAGCAAACTTGATTCGTCACCTACCAGCACATCGGTGGGAAAGCGTGCGGGTATGACAGCCGGTGGATTTGGCATTCAAAGTTTGCCAGAAAGCATCATGAGCAGTCTGCGAAATAGCATGCCTGCTTTCCTTAACCCTTTCTCCCAAATCATCCAATCCCAACTCAATGAGCAATCCCGCAAGCTTTCCGCTCAAGCCTCTGCCCTGCAAGGTGTCGCCTTCGGTGGCCTGAAAGGAGATGTCGATACCAGCTATGGCCGCGGCACTTCAATGAATCCACTCAGCAATGGAGCCTCACGCATGATCTCGGAGCTCGTCAAACAAAGTGCCGTGCTGCAACAACAAGCTCGCAGCATGGACAAAGGAAACGCTTACCTTTCCGAGATCGAGAAAGCGGTGAAAAAGTTCAACATGACCTATCAATAACATGGCCGCCACTCAGCTTGGAAAAATTGCCACACCCACCGTAGGCCGCACCATCGATGTTTCCGATCAGGGCGGCGTCACTCACACCGTGCCGGTGATCATGAAAACGGAGTCTGCTCTGGATCCTGCCTCGCATCCAGCGCTCGGCACCGCGCTGCAGATTCTGGGAAACACTCTCACGCTGCGCGGTTACTCCATCGCCTTGCAGGAAGGTAACATTGCGGAAGTCCAGTATCGCTATGGCAATGCCGTCGAAAACTCGGATCCCAATGCGCCTAGCCCGATCCCAGGTTATCCTGGGAATGTAGGCACTCCCATCACAGACTTCTATGATTTGGAAGCCTCCTTGGAATCCGTCAGCATCCTGCGCCATCCACGTTATCAAAGCCTGGCCAGTGAGGACTTGCGCATCCTTGGCATGATGATTCAGCTCGGCCCTCTCGATGCCGATGGCAATGCCCGCCGTGATGGGTTGGTCAGTTCTCGCGGGGAAGAATGCGCAGATAAAATCGAAGGCGGCACCGTCAGTTACCTCGCTCCAAAATACATCTGGCGCTATCGCAGGCTCGGCGGTTCATGGAGTGTGCCTTATTCCATCGGGAAAAAATCCACTCCTCCTGGGCCTGCACCTAGCATTGGATCCTCCAATTGGCTTTTCATGGGCTCCACTGCCAATGGCTGGGTCGGCGGCACCTTTGAAACCACTTACGTTTGGGAAAGCTCACCGGCTGGCGATGTTTGGGATAACGATCTTTACAGCTAACAGATGATTGCCAATCTTCCGAATCCTTATCCTGGGGAGCCGATTAAGGCCCAGCACATCCGCCAGTTGGCCGGCATGATTCGCAGGCTCATGCCCAAGAGCAGTCGCACCGTGCGGGTGCAGGAAACTGCCAATGGCGTGTCTTTCCATGCTGCCCCAGGTGGCGGCGCTGGCGGCACTTTCAAGGGAGCATGGGCTCCAACCTTGGAGAATAATGGCAATAAACTCAGGCTCACACCAGGCTCCATCAATGATGGGGTCACGACTTTCACGCCGGTTGTGGCAGATATCAGCCTGCTTTCAGGCATGAATTATGTGTATCTCCGTTGTGCAGTCAATCGCACTACGGAGGACGGTTACGTCATCGGCGGCACCATCACTTCCACAAGCATCGAAGTCTCGTCTAGTGCTCAAGTGAGTGATACGTCTTATGGTCGCGTCTTGCTTTGCACCATCAACAGGGCCGCCTCTCCCGTCGCCATCACGCGTTATCAGTGGTTCAATTTATCGGCACAGATTCGCATCTCGCCGTATTTTTATTACTGGACCTCATGACCGTGCCCACTCCATCCATGGGCTTGCAATATCTGGAGCCCGGTAATGTCATCGGCTTTGGCGGATATTTGCCTCTAGGTGATTTTGGAGTTTTAACCGCTGATACCAGCGTCAATGGTGCTCCTTTGACTTTGGGCTCCATGACCCTGAGTGGCGGCACCCCTCCTGAATTTGCTCAAGGACGCACTGGCAATGTATGGGCCGATTATTTACCATGGACCAATCCCGTCGGCGGACCTGGAGATCAGACTTTCATTGTCACTCAAACCGCGTCAAAAATACCCATCAAAATGTATGTGACCATTGATGGCGATGAAACAGCCTACACTTTCGGCGGTGCTACTGTCACCAACAACTTCACCGTGGCTGAAGGTGAAACGCTCGAAAGCATTGTTCTAGCTTGTTACTTTTGACATCGGCCCTGCTACGTGAAACCCGGCAGCTCCGATGATCTGAACGAACTCCTAAGCACCGTCCAGCATGATACCTGGACTGGCATCTCATCCATCGCCATCACCCCGGCTCCAGCCAGTGCGCTGGCCAGTGTGATCATGGCTTTTAAAGTCGATCCCACCGCCACCGATCCTGAGCTCGAACTCACCTCGGCAGATGGAGACATCACCATCACCAATGCCGCCACCTGGACCTTTAGCGTGCCACCGCAAGCACTCGACCTCGCCCCTGGCACCTGGTATTGGCAGATCCAAACCACCAGCGCCTCCGGCGTCGTGAATACCTATCTGCAAGGCACTCTCGACGTGCTCAACGATTACACCACCACGCCATGAGTGACGTCTTTCTCACTGTTTCCGCTGCACCAATTGTCACCGTGGATGCCCAAGGTGCTGTCACCGTGGATGTTTCTGCTTTGGCAGGCGGGGATGTCGTGGGCCCTGCTTCAGCCACGGATAACGCCCTGGCTCGTTTTGATGGCACCACCGGCAAGCTCGTGCAATCCGGGCCAATCACGCAGAGTGATGCTGGCGACCTCGCCAATCTGAATCGTCTTGCCTTTGATACCACGCCCACCGGCAGCCTTGCCACACAAGGCGAAATGATATGGAATAGCGATCGTGAAACGCTGGACCTCCAGCTCAATGGCTTTGCCATGCAGGTAGGCCAGCACGTGCTTTTTCACGTGCGTAATAGCACCGGCAGCGCCATCACCAAAGGTGTGCCCGTCATGTTTGCTGGCACCACGGGGAACAGCGGAAAATTACTTATCCAGCCATGGAATGGCACTGGCCCAGCCACTTATTTCATGGGCCTCACCGCTGAAGTTTTAGCCGATGGAGAAGAAGGCTATGTCATTGCTTTTGGCCTCCTACGCGGCATTGAAACGGATGGGATGGATTACTCACAAACCTGGGTGGATGGTGATATCCTTTATGCCGGCAGCACCAGTGGCAGCTTGACTAACATCGCCCCGACCACCGGCCAGATCGTGCAAGTGGCTGCTGTGGTGCATGCTCATAGCAGCAATGGTGCCCTCTTTATCCGCGTTGGCTGGGTCTATCAAACCGCCAATGCCAATCTCAATGCCATCTCCGGTCTAACCAGTGCAGCGGATAAATTGGCTTACTTTACCGGATCCGGCACCGCAGCAGTCACGGATCTATCAAGTTTTGGTCGCACGCTCATCGACGATGCAGATGCGGCAGCAGCTCGCAGCACCTTGCAACTGACAAGTTTGGCCACAGTCACACCAGGCACAGGCATTGATACCTGGTTAGCCACTCCCTCCTCATCGAATTTGGCGGCGGCAGTCACGGATGAAACCGGATCCGGCTCTTTGGTTTTTGGCACATCGCCAAGCATCACCACACCTACCATCACATTCAGCACCACCGCTGCTGTCACGGCTGGCACTAATGCGCAAGGCCAAGGGGCTCTGACAACGGATAGCAACCTCATCACCACCGCCGCTGCCAACCCTTCTGGAGTGACACTACCCACAGCCACGGTCGGTCGGCGCATTTACATCACCAATGCCGGAGCCAATCCAGTCAACGTTTATCCAGATACCGGTGCCACGCTGGATGCTCTTGCAGCCAATGCCTCAGTTTCTTTGCCTGTCGGCTTCAATCTCATTTGCCGTGCCATCAGCACCACCGCTTGGCGCACGATGCTCATTGCTCAAACGGGCACTGCTGCAGCCAATTTTATTTCCTCACCGACCAGTGCCAACTTGGCCGCGATGGTCACCAATGAAACCGGATCGGGCTCTTTGGTTTTTAACTCTTCACCGAGCATTACCACACCGACCATCACGTTCAGCACCAGCGCTGCAGTCACGGCTGGCACCAATGCGCAAGGCCAAGGGGCTCTGACGACCGATAACAATCTGATCACCACCGCCGCTGCCAACCCTTCTGGCGTGACACTACCCACAGCTACGGTCGGTCGGCGCATTTACATCACCAATGCCGGAGCCAATCCGGTCAATGTCTATCCTGCCACTGGCGCCACGCTGGATGCTCTTGCAGCCAATGCCTCAGTTTCTTTGCCTGTCGGCTTCAATCTCATTTGCCGTGCCATCAGCACCACCGCTTGGCGCACCATGCTCATTGCTCAAACGGGCACCGCTGCAGCCAATTTCCTTGCCACGCCGACCAGTGCCAACTTGGCCACACTCGTCACCGGTGAAACCGGATCCGGAGCTTTGGTTTTTGCCACAAGCCCCACTCTAAACACACCTGTCGTCCAAGATCCTGCACTCTTCCTCACCACCACGGCTGCAGTCACGGCTGGCACGGATGCACAAGGCCAAGGAGCTCTGACCAATGATAACAACCTGATCACCACCGCTGCCAGCAACCCATCCGGCATTACCTTACCCTCAGCTGCAGCAGGACGTTTGATTTACATCACCAATGCTGCTGCAAATCCTGTGAATGTTTATCCAGCTTCTGGACAACAACTGGATGCCATTGCAGCCAATGCCGCAGTTTCTTTGCCTGTCGGCTTCAATCTGATCTGCCGTGCTATCAGCACTACCAATTGGCGCACGATGCTCATCCCGCAAACCGGAACGGCTGCTATCTTAGGCACTCCAGCCAGCGGCACGCTTACCAATTGCACCGGGCTACCGGTTTCCACCGGCATTTCCGGCCTAGGCTCCAACGTGGCCGCAAGTCTGGCAAACGCCATGAGCGCCAGTGGAACGCTGGCAATCTTGGGCGCAAATACATTTACGGCAGCGCAAACGATCAATGCTGGCTCGCTCACCACGGCTGGTTTGTCGTTGAGCCAAACTTGGAACTCTGTTGGCACTACTTGTCGTGGTTTGGAGTATGCAATTACGAATACAAACAGTGGGACCAGTTCAACGGCGTTGCGTTTATTGGGTGGCACTGGAGGCTCAACTTCGTTGCTGGAATGCACTGCTCAACGCGGCAGTTTGTTAGTTGGGGCAAACGATAACTCAGCAGTCATTACCCTGCGTGGCAGTGACCGTTCTGCCACCTTAAATCTTGGTGCCTTTGGCAGTGAGTTCAGAATTAATAATTTACAGATTGGGCAAACCAATGCTGCATTACGTTTCACAGATACCAATGCAGTTACTCGATATGGCACCATTTATGGAGAAACCACTGATGTTCTTGCATTTCGGAATGGCAGTGCTGGAACAACTGGCTCCGCGCTGGAAATGCTCGAAATGACAGCACCCGGCACTCCTGCCGCAGATCGGCTCCGACTTTATGCTGAAGACAATGGCTCTGGTAAAACGCGCCTAGTCGTAAAGTGGAGCGATGGAACAACTTCAACACTAGCAACACAACCATGATTATCAGCCTTACTCTTGACCTAAACGCAGAGCAATCCGCAAGCCTCACCAAACGCGCTCAAAACAATGAGCCACCTTTAACCGAGCAAGCCTATCTTCTGCGGTCGCTCAACGCTGAAATTGCTTCCTACGTTGAACAAGACTTCAACGCAGCTTCTTCCCGCTTGGTTGAAGCCGCTAAATCTTTGCCGTATGAGGATCGGGTTAATCTCATCGCAAATATCCAACAAGCTATTGCCAGCAAAATCCCATGAAACCGCTCGAAGCCTTCTCAGTCATTGACCAAATCCTTGCCAGCCAAAAGCTGACGCTGACTCCGCCTGAGTTCAGTCGGTTCATTCAAGCCATGCAAATCTTGGCTTTAGTTGTGCAACCCACCGCTGATGAAGCATCACCCACGCCGCAGCATTTGACTTAACCCGCCTCATATGGGTCATGATCCTGCCGAACTCGATAACCGCCTCACTCGTTGTGAACGTGCCCTCTTCGGGGATGACGATAGCAGCGAAGGGCTTTCCTCTCGCATGCACATGACTGAAACCACCGTTTCAAAAATCGACGCCTCGTTGAATAAAATCACCTGGATGCTCATTACGGCGGTGCTCATTGGTCTGCTCAATCTCGTCATCCATCGTCCTGCAGGCGGTGCTCCCTCGCAAAGCACCAGCGTCATCACCGGCGAGGCCGGTGCCAGCGCTCAAGCGGTCGAGCAAAAAAGCCATCGCCTTTACCTCACCACATCGGATGTCGCTAGCCTCGAAAAAATCTCTGTGCGTGAAGTGCAAGACATGATCCTCAGCGGTGAAATCACGCCACGCCCCGTGAAAGAAGGCCGCGAATACCGCATCGCCGCAGATTACCGCATTCTGCCGCATTCAGCGGTCGATTGCGGCAATCCTCCGCAGTAACCCATCTGGCGGAAATTGACAGTGGCACTCCACTGTCATGAAAACCTTCTTCCGCTCCTTACTGAAAAACTGGAAAACCTCGGTCATCGGCATCGTCGCCATCGCCAGCGCCATCATCACCACTTGGCTCCCTGAATACGCTGATGAACTCAACAAAGCCATCGGCATTCTCACAGGTCTAGGTCTGCTTGCCGCCAAAGATGGCAATAAAACCGGCGTCTAAACGGATTCATGCATGACCTTGCTGACCGCTGTCATTGCCGCCCTGGAGGCTGCTGCTGCCGCTCTACGCGTCTTACCTCTCTGGCTGCAATGGCGCGTCACCGGTGAATGCGAATCTCTTTCCAAACAAATCCTTGCCCATGAAGCTGCTGCCACTCCTGCTGATCGCGCTCGGGCTGACGAATTGCGCATCGCACTCGCCTACCGTCGTCAACTCCATGCAGCTTTACAGTCCAGACGTCCTTGAGCTGCCCGCCGCCATGCCTCTGCATACCTTGCAAGGCATCTACATCCCCCAGGGCCCCGAGCGCTGGTATTCCGCGGATCTCTACATGAAGCGTGTCCGTGAAGCCCTAACGCCTTGAAAGCAGTGCAGCATCAAAGCCATGACTTATGACATCCCTGGCTGAGATCATAGGCTTCACATTTGCAGCGATCACCCTGGTCATTTGGTGCCTCATCATCCTTTACACCTCACCCAAACCATGACTCAGCAGGAAATCCAAAAGATGCAGGCCAAAATTGGCGTAGAACCAGACGGTTTCTGGGGGCCAAAAAGCATCGCCGCATGTCAGGATTACTTGCGTAAATTGATGCCTAGTCCGAGTCCTTGGCCTAATGCGAATCAAGCCTCTTTGACCCAATTTTATGGACCTGCTGGCGATGAGTCCAAATTGACTACAATCAACGTGGCTCCACTTGGCATGCTGTATGACGGCAAATCCGTTCGCATCATACGCTGCCATGCCAAGGTAGCGGAAAGCCTGAAGCGCATTTTGACCGCCATCAGCCAAAGCCCGTATCGTAAAGTCTTGGAGAAATATGCGGGCTGCTTTAACCATCGCACCATGCGCGGTGGCACTCTGCCTAGCCTTCACGCACGTGCCGCCGCGATCGATCTGGATCCTGATAGCAATGCCAACCACTCCCCATGGCCCACCCGATCCACCATGCCCCTCGAGGTCATGGAAATCTTCGCCAAAGAAGGCTGGCTCTCAGCAGGAGCCTTTTGGGGCCGGGATGCCCAGCATTTCCAAGCTACGACGTAACACAAACGTAACACGCCCCTGCAAAGCCCCATTTTACAAGAACCCAAGTCTAGTTCGAGTCCTGTCTCAGGCACTGTGCGAAAAGGGTGTTACGTAGGGCGGAAAGTGGACGGAAATGCTCCAAAATGCTCAAAAATGCTTTTTAGACGTAACACGACGTAACACGAGGCCGTTGGTGGAGGGATGATTATTCGCCGACGTGTGCATTCTTCCGGTTCAGTTTCTTGGCAGCTGGATTATGGGCTGGTGAACGGTCGGCGAAAGATGATTTCTTTTGAGTCGCGTGAGGCGGCGGAGACGGCGCTGCGTGTGGCTGGGGGGGCGAAGAAACGATTGGGGATGCTGGGGGTGATGGCCTCTCCTGCTGAAATGGGGGAGTTTTTGATGCTGAAAGAGCGCTTGAATGCTTCGGGCGCTTCTTTGCTGGAGGCGGTGGAGTTTTACACGGCTCATGCTCGACGCCTGAGTGATCCTTTGCTGCTGCCTGCGGCGGTGATGCGCTTTCGCCAAGCAAAGGAGGATGCTGGATGCAGCGTGCGGTATCATCGCCAGTTGGGAGTTTCATTGGGGTCGCTGGCTCGCTGGTTGCCGCTGCGACTGGTGCATGAGGTCAAACGTGATGAAGTGGAGGCTTGGCTGCGGGCCTCGGGATGGGGACCGAAAACGCGCAACAATTACCTGGGGGATGTGCGGGCGTTTTTTGCCTGGGCGATGCGGGAGGGGTTATGCACGATGAATCCGACACTGCAGATTGAGAAGTCACGTATGGGCGACGATGAGATCGCGACGCTAACGGTAGGACAGTGTGAGCTGCTGCTGCGGGGGGCGCTGAAACAACGCACAATGATGGGCTTTGTGGTGCTGGGTTTGTTTGGTGGACTTAGGCCGGCGGAGATCCAGCGATTGGATTGGTCGGCAGTGGATTTACATGAGCGAACGGTTGTGATCGCTGGTGCAAAAGCTAAGACACGCCGACGCCGTGTGGTGGATCTTTCGGTGAATGCGGTGGCATGGCTGCGGGCGGGAGTGCCTGCATCCCAACGGGCAGGATTGATTTGTGGGACGTTTTGGGATGCGCGTTGGCGGATGTTTCGGCGATCGCTAGGATGGGCTGTGGGATCCTGCGAAAAAGGAATGACCGAGAGAAAGGTGAAAGCTGTGCAGGGTGATTGGCCGCACAATGCGCTGCGGCACACCTATGCTTCCATGCATCATGCACTGCACCAAGATGAGGCTAAGCTGCAAGCGCAGATGGGGCACGAGAGCGCGACGATGCTGCATCGTCACTACCGTGCGTTGAAAACTCGCAAAGAAGCGGAGCGCTTTTGGGCTTTGAAACCGTAAGGATGGACATGAAAAAAGCCGCTCGATGTGAGCGGCTTTTTGTGGGTTGGAGTGGATCGCGTCATGCTTAGCGGAAGCAGGTCCAAAGAAAGAAGGCGGCGAGGGCCATGGAGGTGATGAAAATGGCCCACAGGATCGGACGCCAAGCTGAGCGAGGGGCTTTGGCGGCGAGCAGCTGGTGGTGGCAGTGCGGGCAGAGGCGCGAGGTGGCAGCTACGTCGTTGCCGCAGGCGGAGCAGTAGGATTGAAACAGTTGTTTCGGTTCGGTCATGACGCCGATAGCGATGAGGATGGCGGCAAGGATGAGGCCGATCAAATTCCCGCCCGACATGATGGAAGCGATGCCGATCACGATGCCAAGGCTGGCAAAGATAACCGTGACGCACCCGCTGCCGCTGGTAGTGACGGTCCGGGTGAGGCGCTTGGCGGTGGTGACAGGCGCAGGCGAGGTATAGGTGGGCTGCATGGTTGGGTTTTTTAGGGTTTGGGGAGGTCTTCGGCAGCTTTGCTGCGTTTTGCGTGAGGCTTGTATTCGACTTCCTGCCTTGCCAAGATGGGCAAAATGTTTTCGGCGGGCCGCTGGGCTTTGAGCCATAGCCGTATGGCTTCGGCGATGATGGTTTCCGCTGATTTGCCGCTGGCTTGTGCCTCAGCAAGAAGGAGGTGCAGTTCATCCAGTGGGAGAGTGATGGGAATGCTTCTCATCATTTTTTCTTCGACCCATGCTGGGATGCTACGTTCACCGCGCTCCCATTTGACGATGGCTTGAGCGGTGCATCCGCCGAGTTCGTTGGCGAGTTCTTCACGAGTCAAGCCTCGCGATTTTCTGAGGGTTTCGAGTTGTTCTGCTTTCATGGGTAACATTTTTTACCCATTTTGATACAATGTCCAACTTTTCTTTTGACATACCCATTGGGTTCTTTAAATCATATCTTGTTACCCATTGGATATATGAAAGCCACACTGACCTTAGACTTCAGCACCTCTCTCACCCCTGATGAGCAGCGCGAGCTGCTTGAAGAAAGCATGACCAGGCAAGTGCCAATCGAAACAGTGCTGATCGAGGCGCTGCGCATGCGCCGGGCCTGCTTGCCACAATCACCGACTCCACCGCCGGCAATCGAAGCGGCGATGGCGGCCTGACCCTTTCCCGCCCGTTGGGGCTCTGGGGTTGACGATTTCCCCATCGGGGGAGCTCCAACGGAGCGGGATTTTACCAAACACAGAAGAAGATGAGTTTAACAACTAAAAAGGACGATCGACTGGATGCCACTGCTGCGGTGGCGATGCATGAGAGGTTTCTCCGCGTGCAGACGCAGCGGTGGATCAATCGCCTGCCGCACCTGAAAATGTATGAGGATGACCTCATGCAGGAGGGTCGGATGGGCCTGATGTGGGCGGCGGCGCATTTTGATGTGAGCCGTGGGGTGACTTTCCTGAGTTTTGCGGGCAAAGCGATTTACAACCTCATGCGCAATTTTGTGGCTCGGAAGAGTCACCTGGTGCGCTTTCCGGCTGGCGCCGGGGTAAAATACCTTTGGCTGGATGAGCCATGCAAAGCCGGTGAACGACCTTTGGCAGAAACACTGCCACTGATGGAGGATGACGCATGGGAGGCGGATGACCGCAGCATGAAGCTGCAGCTGGCCCTGCGTGATCTAAAGCCAGCGGAGCAACAGGTGATCGTGCAATGCGTGATGGGTGGCCGACTGCAGCGTGAGGTGGCCGTGGAGATGGGCTGCAGTCATACGTGGGTGCAGCAGCTGGTGGAAAGCGCGATGCGTAAGCTGCGACTGGCGATGGGACTGACGGTGAGGCCTGCGAAAGTGAAGCGGGTCATGATGCAGGTGCCTGCTGGGCACGCACCGATGAAGGAGTGGATGGCCAATGAAGCGGCCAAGCTAGGCACGACACCGCAGGCGCTTCAAAGGCGCATCGAGCGAGGAACGCATCCTGCACCGGTGATCCTGACGCGCAACGGGCGGCATTTTATTCAGACAGAGCAACCTCAAAACAACACCACCACACGATGAATTTTGGCATTGAATACATGGGACCGCGCCGCCGTTCTCCAAAATGGAAACGCCCACTCAGTTTGGCGCTGTGGATTTTCGTCATACTCCTAGCGATCGGACTGTGGCTGTATGGCATGTGGTCGCAGAGTTCATTCAGCGTTGTTAATTCTACGTTGAACGTTCGCATGGCGGGCTTTGGTGTGCCGGATTGGGTGGCTTTTGCATTGATAGGCACGCTGGTGCTGATGTGGCTAGGGGTATGCGCACAACGTGCGATGCATGATTCGTGGTATGACGAGCATGAGCTGCGGCTGGAAGCGAAAGAAGAGCAAGATGCAAAGGAGGGAGCAGGTGTATGAATGAATACATTGCTACCATAGTAATCCTCCACACCGCAAATGCGCTGGTGGGAATGGTGACGGATGAGACGCTGTGGGATCGGCTGAGCTCGATGGCTTGCCTGCTGCTGGCGCTTTGGGGTGCTTACCTTTTGATGAAAGGAGGCGAGCTATGACTGCCACGGAATATCATGTGACGATCACTGGCCCGCAGGGTGTGGTGCTGACGATGCAGATGGATGCCACGCTGCGACATGTGCAGAGTTTATCCATGGACGATGAGCAAACGCTACCACTGCTGGTGGTGACGAGCGTGCTGGCGGGTAGTGTGGAGGGCCAGCTGGAGATTTGGCGGCGTGAATCTGAGCATGGAAAGGAGGCCAAGGTATGAACCGTGGTGTGCAAGAACTGCGCGAGTGCCTGGATCTTCTCCTGGCTGACATACGTGAGTTGAAACGTGAGGTGGATGCCACGGCGCCGCTGACGGCAGAGCAACTCTGCGAACGCTGGAAGGTAGCGGGCACCGAGCCTGAGGATCGGCTTTTTAATTTGGCACGGAAGTGCCGTGAATGGGGCCTGCAGGCGATGAAGGGCACGCGGGGATGGCATGCGCTGTATGCGAGGCCTGCGGTGCTGGCGGCTGAGGCCTATGCAGCTGGAACCTCGAAGAGAAGGAGGGCTGCATGAGTGCGCTGCCGCTGAAGTTGAGTGATTCATCCCCTGCCCTGTCTGCAGTGCAGAATCATCCGGTGCATGAATTGACGCAAGCCCGACTGAAAATGGAGCAATGGGCCGAGCAGGTGCGGCTGATGGAGACGCTGCTGGGCCATGCGGCCTTGACGGAGATGGACCGGATGACGGTGGCTCTGGAATTGGCTACGGCCCGCACGTGCATGAAGGCCTGCGCCAATCTGATCACTGCCTGCGAGGAACGGATGCGTGAGCAGGCGCGGCGATTGGAGGAACGCTGGGGCTGGCTGCTATAACTTTTCTGATTGCACGCACCATGGAACATTACACGAACGAGTATCACGACATCGCGCAGGAGGAGGCTTTTGATTTGGGCTTTGATGCGCTGCATGGTCGCGCACCGGATGAGCTGCTGATGGTCATGGAGGATGCTGCTGGCCATGGCAATGATGGAGGCCAAATGATGGGTGTGGAGCGTGCGCGGTGCCTGATCACGCTGGTGATGGCGATCACGACGGGTGTGACGACGGTGAGGGAGATCCGCGATCGGCTGGCGGTGGTGGTGGCGCATCTAGCGCCGGATCTGCTGGCGGAGGATCTGTGGCATGGCCGTAAAGATTGGCAGCAGGTGCGTGCGGCGATGAGCCGCTGCCAAGCGATCGAGTGGGAAACGGTGAGTGGCCGGCTTTTGGTGGAGATGCTGACGGCACGCGGATGGGGTGAGCGTGAAGTGGGCAAGCGTGCGCTGTGCCTGGTGTATGCGTTTGTGCCGGATCAAAGCTTGAGGCCGCCGATTGCGCGGAGTTTTGCGACGATGGGCTTGGCGATCGGGCTGACGGCTGAGAATAAGCGGAGCGCGATGAGTGCGGCGATGAAGAGTTTGGTGCTGGAAATGGTGCATCGGGCCCAGCGCGTGAACGGTCGCAAAGGCACCGGAGAATTCTGGTTTATGAAACGCAGCCACTGCCGCGAGGCGCTGAGTGTGGCGATGAAGGGGAAGAGGAACCGGGCAAAGCGCGGGACGACGAAGGTGGAAGGGAGGGCGGCGTGATGACGCATTACGGCACCAATTTCGACGAACATGCGCCGCTGATTCGCGCGGTGGTTTTTTCGCCAAATGGGAACCGTAATTTGAATTGCGATGTGATTGTGATTGCATCGGTGGGTGACGCCTTGTTTTTAGCTCGCGAGAGCTTTCAGAATTATGGTGGATACGGATGTCTTGGAGGGGTGTATTTTGAGTCTTTTTTCAACGAGCAGAAGGGTTTGCTTAATTATTGGGTGCAAAAATCCCAGCAAGCGAAAGGTGCAGAGTGGCTCAATCTGAATGACGCCCGTAAAGAAGGGGTCAAGCGAGCAGTCAAAATTTTGGAGACTGGCTATTCGCTTTGGAGCGGTCGGGTTAAAGTGGATTCACAATGTCTAGTCCGGTTTGATGCGATCAGAGCTTACATCAACTTTTACACGGGCGATGTGGATCGATGCTTTGAGAGTCGGGGCGATGTGGAATTGTCGTTGCTGTTGAAAGCTGAGAGCAAAACTTCGATGTCGTTCTCAAATTGCCTGAAGGGATTAGCACCTACAATCGAGGCGGTGCATCATTTTGAAGGTGGATCGGTTTATTGTCCAAATTATCATTGGGACGAGTTTCGTCACGTGGTGGCAGAACTGCCTGTGATGCCATTCAAATACAGGATTGGGCCTTGTCTTAAACAAGGGAGGACGATGCTTGTTGGGCAACTGAATGAGGCTTTGGAAAATGCAGGGCCTTATACGTCCGTTTTTAACTCGAAAACGGATGATCGGTATCGAGCGCGTGATGTGGCTGCGATGGTAAAACCATTGTTCAATTGGAGGACGATCCAAGATGACAACAAGGGCGTGATTAAAGCAATCCGCCGGGCGGTGAAAGCTGGCGTGGCTAGCACAGTGGGGGCGCGGCGGTGGTTTCAAAAGTTTCACGCGGTCAGCCTGCTGGGCGGCTGGGCGCGTCGTGAGGAAGAGGCCCGGAAGCAATCAACCAACAAGGAAGCATAACAATGAAAACAGACACAACGATTCAAGCAACGCAGGGCCGCATCGCGGATCTGCAACAAGCCATTTTCACCGGAGTGGAAACGTGGAAGAAAGCGGGCAAACTGCTGGTGGAGATCATCGAGCAGGATGGTCTGGCGCTGGGGGAAATCGCCGATCAGGCGGACCTGCCGCTGGATGTGCTGGCACAACTGGAGAAGATTGGCCGCAATCAATTAGTGCCGCAGCTTTTGCTGGCGGAGTATCCGGCGGCGCGGAAACTGGAGCGCCTGCCGATGAGTGAACAGGAACGGCTGATGCTGGAGCCGGTGGAGGTGATGGTGATGAAGGAGGGCCAGCCGGATACGCTGCGCGTGCCGGTGCGGCATCTAACGGGGGCGCAGGTGCGGCAGGTGTTTGCGAGCAATCATGTGCGCACGCTTTCGGAGCAGCGCCAGTGGATCGAGAGCCAGCGGCCGCAGTCGAGCGAACTGGTGAAGATGGATGTGCCCTATGTGCTGACGCGCAAGGGCAGCGTCATTTTCCATCAGGGATGCGAGATGACGGCGAAAGAGCTGCTGAGGATCGCGGCACAGTTGCAGGACTGACAAGGCACACGCTGAAGCGTGAACAACGAACAAAAAAAACGAACACGATGAAAACTGAACCAACACGAGAACTGATTGATTTGAAACTCATTGAGCCCTGGGCGCGGAATCCGCGCGGGGGTGATCTGCGGGAGATGGAGAGCTTTACTGAGCAACTGCGGCAGGAGGGCATCCGTGAGGATGTGCATGTGTTCCGCGATGCGCAGGGGGTGCTACGGCTGATGCAGGGGCATCGTCGGCGGGAGGCGGCGGCGAGGCTCGGATTTGAGGCGCTGTGGGCAAAGATCTGGCCTTTTGATGAGAATGAGGCGTTTCTGCATTTGATCACCATGCAGAATGGTGCGGACCCGTTTGATTCGCGGGAGCTGGCGCTGGCCTCACGGACGGCGATGGAGATGGGGATCGAGAAAGAACGCTTGATTGGTGTGATGCATCGCAGCGCGGAGACGGTGCAGCTTTATCTGGACCTCGGGACGCTGCCGCATCGGGTGCAGGAGGCGGTGTATAAAGGCAAGCTGGCTCTCGGCACGGCGGGGATGCTGCGGCAGTTGACGAAGGAGCAGATGGAGTTGGCCATGGATGGGGTGCTGAACAATCCGATCACTCAAGAGCCGATGACGGAGGGACAGGCACGAGTATTTATCGAGAATCAATTCCTGAAGCCGGAACGCTGGCGCAAGGAATGGGCAGTGCTGGCGCCGAAGCTGAAACGTCAGTTTATGGGTATGGGGTGGGATGGAATACTGATCGATGTGGTGACATGGGAGGATCGTGAGCAGTTTGTGATGAGTGAGGCGCTGCCGCAGAGTGCCTACGCTTTGTGTGAAGAGCACATCGAGGACAGTCTGCTGGTGAACCCAGGGGAGCCGATGACATGGGGCAAACTGGCGATGGATCTCGGTGTGCCGTGGCATGTGGCTCCGGCAATGGCCCGAATCCAAAAGCATGTGTGCATCGTGAAGATAGCAGCCGTGAAGGATGCGGATAGCACGAACGAGGTGCGTGTTTTGAAGGCGCGTGGAGAAAAGGGGAAAGTGGAGCGGAAGGCGTCAGAAGTGAGAAGTGAGACGTCAGAGGTGAGTGGTGAGGCGGAATGTGAAGTGTCTCAGGATTGGCAAGATGAGGCTGCGGCATCTGCTTTTGACGAGGTGCGCTGGCGGAAGATTCATGGGGCGCTGATGCTGCGGCCAGAGGCGGCGATGCAGAATGCGATCTGGGAATCGCTGATGGAGATCCTTTGGCGTGATATCGCGTATCAAATCCCAGAAGAAAACTACGCGGCGATGATGGGTGAGCTGAACCGTGATGAGGTGAAACGCAAAGGTTTGCGCTGGTGCCTGCTGGCCTGCGTGGCGCTGGCTCTCCGAGAGCCACCTGATGAATCGACGCTGCATGTGGTGGAACAGGCGCTGGGGATCGAGGGCTGAAAATCTTTGCACATGAGAGATTTGGAAGACATCAAACTGGAGGTGCTGGACCGCGTGGATGCGGTGCGTGCGGCGGAGTGGTGTCGTGTAGGCGGGATGAAGCGGGTGAAGGAGGGGCACTTTGTGGCGCCGTGCCCGTTTCACTCGGAGAAGTCGGCAAGCTTTAACATCGGAGGCGGGACGAGTTTTCGGACTCGCTTCAAGTGCTTTGGCTGCGGATGGACGGGGGATGTGATCGCGTTTTGGCAGGAGGTGCGTAAGTGCGACTTTAAGCAGGCGGTGGAGGAACTGGCGCGTGAGGCGGGTGTGAGCCTGGGCGATGGCATCGCGCAGGGCCCGAAGCGGGAGCGGCCCATCGCGAGGCAACCGGAAAGGCGGCCTGATGAGGCTTTACTCCGGCCCGAACTGCCGCCACTGCGTCACCTGCGAGAAGAAGAGGCGGCATTGATCGCGAAGCATCGCGGGCTGGATGCGGAGGCGGTATGGATCGCGGGGCGAGTGCATGGTCGCGTGGCGGTGCCAGTGGAGGGATGGCCTTTGTATCAACGGGAAAATGGCAAGTGGTTACCGCGCTGCGAGGTGCATGGGAGGCACTGCCGGCTCAATGACGTCAATTGCGTGGCGGCGGAGACTTTTCCGAGCTGGTGCGCGATCGATGCGACGAGGCGGGTGGCGGAGTTTCGCCGGATGGATAATGCGCTGTATCCGGTGCGCGAGGGCGCGGGGATCAAGAGCTGGAGCACTCGAGGCAAAAGCTGGCCGCTCGGTGCAAGCACGATGGGGAATCGCTGCGGGGTGCTGCTGGTGGAAGGAGGACCGGACATGCTGGCGGGGTATCATTTCCTGCGGCGGCATGGGATGCTCGATCGTGTGGCAGTGGTGTGCATGCTCGGCGCGGGAAACCGGATGCATGAGGAGTCTCTCAGCTACTTTGCAGGGAAGCGGGTGCGGATCATGGTGGATGCGGACCCATTGAAGGATGGGGTGCCGATGAATGGTGAGACGTCAGAGGTCAAAGCTAAGAAGCGCAGCATGCCTGGCATGGAAGCGGCGGTGCGCTGGACGGAGCAGATCACGGCGGCGGGGGCTGCGGTCGAGACGTTTTGCGTGGGACCGGTCTATGTGCGCGAGGACGTCGAGGCATGGGGCAGGCGTGAGATCGATGGCGTGGACGTGCGGATCGAGACGCCGGGCCTCACGATGCCGGATGGGACGCCGGTGAAGGATCTCAATGATTTAGCGAAGTGTGGCAGTGAGGTGATCGAGATCGATGCGGTGAGCGAGGCGTTTCGATGTTGGGATTTCTAAAATGACAGATGGGTAAGTGAGCAACCAAACAGGCAATTTTGAAAAAAAGGAAGATCAACCGTGGCAACCAAACGCACATCGAAAGCATCGCAGGAGCCAAATCCGCGTAGGGGACGCGTGAAGAAGAGCGCAAAGGATGCGCCAGCTTCGTTTGAAGCAGGCGGGGCTGTGGCTCCGCGTGTGTTTGATGCGGGGGCGGTGTGCGAGGAGCTGTCGCTCTACTGGAATCACGAGCGTGGCGATGCCTTTGTGATGAGGGGGCCGGATCGTCGATGGGCGCAGTGGACAAAGGATGCGGTGGTGGATGCGATGCGGGCGCTGCCAGGGCGCATGATCGCGATCAAGGCGCGTGAGAATGAGATGCTGAGCGAGAGCAAGCAGGTGCTGCTGCATGCTCGCCGTGAGCGTGCGCTGGATGGCGTGCTGCCAAGTCTGCCCGGCTACAAGAGCGGCATTCACAAGCTGGACAGCGGCGAAAAAGTGCTGGTGAAGCATGAGCCGCAGTTGGTGGAGCCGAAGCCGGGCGAGTGGCCGCATATGCGTCAGTTGATCGAGGGGCTGCTAAATCGCACGCAGGATGGCAGCGGCATCGATCAGAGCGTTTATTTTCACGCGTGGTGCAAGGTGGCGGCGCAGGCGATCCGTGAGGGTGAGCCTGGGCACTGGCGTGCAGGCCATGCGCTGATTTTGACGGGCCCTGCGGGCTGCGGAAAGAATCGGCTACAAGAACAGATCATCACTCCGCTGCTGGGTGGCTATGGGCGCTTTGCGGACCCGGCGAAGTTCCTTTTCGAGAGCGATGAATTCAACGGGGATGTGTTTGCGGCGGAGCACCTGATGCTTTCGGAGATCCCGATGCCGTCGCAGCGCACGGTGGATCGCACAAGCCTGGCGGAGAAGATCAAGCAGGTGGTGGCGAATCCGGCGCAGCGCATGCGCTTGATGCGGACGGAGCCTTGCACGGTGTCGCCCTTCTGGCGGCTGACGATCTCGGTGAATGATGACAAGGATAAGCTGCGCAGTCTTCCCCTGATTACGGGGGATTTTGGCGATAAGGTGCTCATCTTTCACTGCCGAAAGGTGCCGCTGCCGATCATTGATCGGGATAGCATTGAGAGCCAGCGTCGCTTCCGTGAGGTGATGGCGGAGGAGCTTCCGCATTATTTGCACTGGCTCATGAACGAATTCACGATCCCCGAAGAGATGCTGAGCTATACGGATGGACGCACTGCCACGCGCTTTGGTTTCAAAGAATACCATGCGCCGGTGATCAAAGAGGGGCTCTTTGACGACACACCGCATGCGGAGCTGCTGCGGCTGATCGACATGGCCACTTTTACCACGAAAGGTGGATGGTCACCTGATGATGAGCCATCGGCATGCGTCACGAATGCGGCGCTTTGGGACATCCTTGGCGACAAAGACGTGGAAGATCCACGCACTGGCGTGAGGCTACGGCTGTGGTGCGGAAGGGCGGAGACGCTGCAAATGCTTTTGACAGGCGAGGGTGGCTACGTGTGTAACGTCTCCACCATGGCCAAGAAGCTATTCCAACATTCGAGCAAGTGCTCGACGCTACTAGGACGATTGCACGATGAGGAGACGGTGCGTGATGTTCGACTTCAAAAGAAGGACACGAACAGGTGGAAGGGGTGGATCATCGCCCCTCCAAACGAATAGCGCAGACCATTTGCGCCCACGATTGGCGCAACGATTGGAAATGCGGCTTGTGACGGTGCGATGACGCCCCTGTGAGCGTCACTCCGTCACCGTGGAACGCCCAAAATGTAAGGTGGAACGCGATTGGTGACGCTGTGACGTAGCTCTTGATGGCATTCAGTATCTCAAGCCGCATTTCTGTGTGGAATGAAATACTGGAAATGAAAGAGATTAAAAGTGCTGTCACTCCGTCACTGTAATCGCCTGCGGTTTATGTTGCGGGCCTTGTGGCGTGACGGGAGTGCCGTCACTTTGGCGAAATTGGAAAACATAGGGGGTGGTGCGGTGGGGGG